CAGTTCCTTTTCTATGTGTGATTTCTGTACAATGTCATCAATGAATGTGTTTTCGCGTTCCGCTTCAAGTTCACCTTTATCAGGCTGGTTCCACATTCTTTCTGATATTCTGGTGCTGTAATCCATAATCTATCGTCTCCCGGCTCTATCATCCATAAAGTATCCAAAATTAAACCTGATCTCATGACGGGCTATATCACGATTTGTATAACAACATGTGTCATATCCAATCAATTCGAATCCCTGGCTGCGGTAAAAAGAAATTGCTCGGACATTACAGGATTGCGTCTCCAAAATGATGGCTCGTCTGTTCTGAAGCTTGGCTTGTTCTTTTGCAAGATTCATAAGTGCGGTTCCGATTCCCCGCCTGTGAAGTTCATCCGAAACCCACAGCTCCGTCACCATCAGTCGGTTGCTCCACTCTTCGGGACAGATTTCGATACAGGCCATCATCTTCTTTTTGCCATTCTCTTCGGAAACAATTCCGAAAGCCTCTGCTTTTTCCCAATGATCCTGATACAAACTGTCGGGGAAATCATATTCCTCCGGAGTATGTGTTACCGGAGTATCAAACTTTTTCTTTACCATTTTCACTGAAAAAGAATCCGTGCTCTCCGTCTTTTCAAGATCGAAGTATTCTTCCGTGGTGTATCTCATCATAATAGGAGTTCCCTTCCATTCTGACTTGGGTAAGGGAATTATTTTGTATTCATTCATTGCTCTTTGCATCCTTTATTCTGTAATAATCTTCAGCATCTATCCCTATTTGCACGTATTCTTTCGGCTTCGAAAATTTGTTGCCCAACAAAACTACCGTCTCATCGGACGAATTTAAGGGTGACATGACCTCATACACCTCTTTTCCTCCATATGAAACAGGGAATTTAAAACGAATCTTCTTGATAGCACTGCCATTCTTCCGACCCTTGTCCGGATACAGCTCTATGCTTTCAATGAACGTATTAACGAAAGCCTTCCTCTGATGATCGTTCATTTCATCATATAGTGTAGCAAATATCCTTAATGATTCATAGACACTTTCCTTAGTCATCTTCTGCTTTTTCACTGATTCTATGCGTGCTTCACAGTCCTTCACCTTCTCATCCGCCTCTTCGACCGCATCAAAGGCCTCATCAAGACGTCTGCTCAAACTCTCATACTTCCGCTCATATCTTTTATCCATCACATCAAGCTTATCGAGTTCGATTTCAAGTTTACGCTGAACACCCAATGCCTGCCTCTGTGCCTTAATGGCAGAATCGAGTTCTTTCTCAAGGTCTTCCGAATTAACCTGTTCACCGACAAGTTCGGTCATAGTATTTTCGAATTGTAAAGAATTACCGAGTTTCGTAAGAATACCATACATAGCCGAATCCACAAGGTTACATGATATCTGTCCGTAATTGCATTCTTCTCCGCGGTAGGCCATGGTAGTCCTACAACAGTATGAATAATAAACCGGATACAGACTTCCGTCTTTTCTCTTACGCCTTCTCGTCGGTCTGCCATATAAGGACTTACCGCAGATGGGACATTTCACAAGAGCCGAGTAAATATATGCGTGTTCCTTCTCAAGAGGATCTCTTTTACCGAATCTGCCTTTTATCTTAGCCTGAGCTGCCTCCCAGGTCTCCTCATCGATTATGGCTTCATGCTGACCCTCATATACGTCATAATCATCTGTGAGTATCCTGTGGTATTCGTCTTCCGTACCTTCCCTTAATACGGTCTTCGACTTTCCGTAAGCAATCTTTCCGACATAGGCATAATTCTTAAGTAGCTTATCTACGAAGCTGACGGAAAAGTAGTCTTTGGAATTATAAGTATTAAGAGATTTCTTATACCCATGGTCATTCATCCATTTTGCAACACCTATGGCTCCCATGTTCGTAGTCACATACTTTTCAAATATGATCCTGATATGCTCTGCCTCCGTTGGCGATACCACAAGTTTTCCGTCCTCAATCCTATAACCATATGGAGCCTTCGCACCGTTCCATCCGCCCTGTCTTGCTTTCTCGCGTCTGCCCGCCATTGTCTGGACATTGATATTGTCCCTTTCAATCTCGGCCATAGCACCGAGGATGCTTATCATCATCTTCCCGGAGTCAAGGGATGAGTCTATGTTCTCTTTAACACAGATTAGATGCACTCCGTACCTTTTCATCAACTTAAGAGAGTTCAAGATATCAGCGGTATTACGTCCAAACCTTGATAGCTTGAAGCAGATGACAAAGGCTATGCCATCCTTCTTGTCAACTATATCGTCCATCATCTCCTGAAATCCCGGTCTTCCCTGAATGCTCTTACCGGATTTTCCCTCATCCGTGTATTCATGTTCAATGTGCATATTCTTATACTGAACATAGCGGACTATCTCATCCTTCTGCGCGTCAAGAGAGTATCCGTCCACCTGCTTATCAGTTGATACTCTTGTGTAGATATAAACCTTTGCTCCTTCGTGTTTTACACTTTCCATTTTTGCCACCTTTCCGACTACCGTCGATTTTTTTCTTCATTATGTCGCGCTTTATCTATTCTGTAAGCGGCGGAAAAAGGGCAAGAAACCGAAGTTCCCTGCCCTCCTGAATACTATGATTCCTCCGCTTCTTTTTTCTTCTGTTTCTCTTTTTCAAGAATCCTCGCTCCGTATATCTCGACCATTTGGATTATGAAATTGGCGCATCGGATCATGTCTTCTTTTTCCCTTTTCGGGTCCGGTCTATATTCTTCTTCCATAAGAAAACCACCTCCTACAAGGTAGCCTTGGGAGGAGGTGGAATCTTCCGTTTTTTGATAAATATTTTTAAATAATTCTGAGAATCTTTACCGCGTCTCCCTTTGCAAGCCTTCCGTCAAGGAATGAGAATCCAAGATAACCAGTACGATCATCCATCGCATACAATTCCTTTAACTCACGGAGACGAAGGTGCTCACGATCGATGACAAGGTACTTGGAAAGGTCTCCGAACAGAACAGGAGTCCCTTCTGTAGGCATATACTCTGAAATGATTACCTCTTTGCCGAGGATGGTATCATTTGAATGATTCCACAGGTAGTTCCCGTTCTTATCCTTAAGAGTACGGAGGATAAGTGCCGTTTCATCATTCATAAGCCATTTGCCGTTCTTTCTGTACTTTGCCTTCACGGACAAGAACAGGCTGATGACATTATCAAAGGTCAGGGAATCGGCGTTGATACCGACTTCAGCACCGAGCGTCTCATGAAGGAGGCCATAAGGCATATCAACCCCATCTCCATTGATAATTGCCAGTTCTTCAGCTCTGTTCATTGCCTTGGCGAAGGTACCGAGAACATTGCTCTCGATATCGAAAGAGGGACTATGGATAAAATCATTTGATAATCTTACGATGGCTGCGATCTTGCGTCTTGCGACCTGAAACTTTTCATAATCCTCATCTGCATCAAAGATAGGGACCTCGGTCAGTTCAGGAACCCATTCAGCTTCGTGCTCCACTGTCCTTGCCATGATCTTTGTATCTTCAAGGACTTCGACTCTGGTCACAATGCCCTTAAAAATGTCCTCTTTGTCCTTCATCTCCTGGTACTTCTTAAGCGAGTCCTTGGGAAGGGCAAAAGTCTTGTGTGCCATTCTGGGAGAGACCTTATCGAAAGGAACGCTCTGACCTCTCATCATGTTCCAGAATGCTTCAAAATAGTTACTGTCTTCAATCTTATAATTCATTTGATTACCTCCCGGGTTATATACCCTGTTTGAATTTGTGTTTTTTTACGCGACACCCCCGCCCCGTTCCCCGGAGCATAGGGGCTTCATGATTCTGATACCCCCTCCTATAAGGAGACGATACCTACTTCGCGCTCATCACCTGTCTTTTCATCCTTTGTGGTATGAACAGGCTTAAGCGTAAGTTCCCTTTCGCTGCACAGATCAGCAAGGTCATCAACATCAACAATGTCATAATCATGATGACCGCCATTCAGGTGCAGATGCCAAGCCTTGGTAATGGTCAACGGTATCTGTCCCTGATAGATAGTCAGCTTGTTATGGAACTTAAAATGGTTCTCTAAAAACTCTTTCGTGATCATTGCTCTCTCCTTATCCTCTGCATTTACCGCAGACATATAATCCGTGTTCATGTTTCTTTGTTCCTTCCGTCCATTTCTGAAGGTCATTACCGCAATGAGGACAGGATATGGTGAACGATTCGTTCAGCCTCGATAATCCCCGCTCATTGCTGCATAGCCTGAAACTGTTAGGTACAAACTCTTGAAGCCATAGAGCGTGTCGATTTATCGACTCTTCATCATAAACAGGCATCATCGGTTTCTTCCTCTTCTCTTTAAGGTCGCTATCAATGAGCGGATAATACGTTATGCGCATCTGCTTGTCCAATGTCTTCCCTCCTTTCCGTTATGGTATCCACAGTTGTTTTTTATTTTTGTCCTTTATGTCCTTTGTCCCTATAAGGGATAAGGTAAAAAAGAAATAGAAGTATATATATAATCTTTTTTATGCTGAAGTATCCGATTTCTCTACATAAAGGACAAAGGACAAAAAGGACAGAATTACTTTCCATCAAAAATGATGGGATTTACGATATAAACACCGCCTTGGTTTCTGCCTCTGCCCGGTTGTTTCCTGTTTGCCTTTTCAGCCAGATATCCATAATCGACAAGCTGATTGATAACGATCTGAACGGCTTCAGCGGTCTTAAATGCCCTGCACAAGCGCATTACATCCCTTCGACTGACTTCTGCAAGTCCTGACTTCTTGATCGCATTAAGGACATATTTGCAATTCCGTATCCCTTCATCCACTCCGAGGAGCGAGAAAGCAGCTTTGGCATGTTCGCAGAAATACTGTCCCACATGTATCGCATTTTCCATTTCTGTCCGGGACACAATTAAAGGTTCTGTATCCGTCAAAAACTCATTCACGATCTTTCTGTCCGCCCTGCATAGTAGTCCGGCTATACGCACCGTATTGCCGACAAGCTTGCCGCCCCAATCCGAGATGTCTGCCAGTTCACCTTTCAGCTTCGGTTCAAGTTCTTCCGCAAAGGCTTCAAGCAATTCGTCCGCTTCCGGCGAAAGCACTATCTCAACAGGTTGAATCTCCGGATCATCAGCGAGTATGTTCTTAATACATTTCTCATACCTTCGATACACTTCATCCGGTATTACCTCTGAGCGGTACTTCCTTCTGCCGACATTCGACTCCGGGACACAATAAAGAAATCTTGCCGTAAGTCCTCTGCCTCTGAAGTTTCCGTTCTCCATCACACCTGCAAGAACACTTGGCTGAGCCATGAGCATCACTGTAAGCGCCGGCTGATAGATGGTCTCACTTTCGCGGCCTATCCTGTCCACACGGATCGGATCTCCTGAGTAACCTTTCAGGAACACATCGATATTTACGTACTTGCTGTAAATACCTTTCAGTAAATCGAAGATGCCACCTTCGGGCGAATAGATTGCCGCTCTGCCATTGTTTTCCGATAACATGCTTACAAGCTTCTCTGTGGTCACATCGTCTCCGTAATAGCGAAGAGGCTTTCTTTCCTTGAATGCCGATAAGGCTTCGGATGCTATCCTCACATCAGCCATTTTCGCCTTGCCCTTTGATGCCTGGTCTTCTACGGACTTAAGCCTCCGTTCCAGAATGCTTTTCTCTGCCTTGCTGAACTCGATATCCGCCGAGTGCTGATAATTCCATTCCCTCTCATACTCATTCATTGGCTTACTCATTAAAGAGCAGACCGCCGATTTACGTTCCGAGGGCGGCATGAATATCGCGACAAAGGTATTTACCGGTTCTTTCCAATCTGACTTGGGTCTTATGACGTACTTGCCCTGAATGCCGATCGACAAAACAGACAGAGCCGCACAGGCTGCCACATCCACAGGTGTCTGCGTACTCTCCGATACTGCGAGAACATAGTCCGCGATATCTTTCGGCAACGCTTCCACCGGGAATACCGGTACAGGTCTTCCTTCAAGCGGTATAGGTGCTTCAGGGAATGTCGGATCAGCAAAGTCTTCCTCTGCCGTTGATACCGGTATGGGCTTATAGAAATCCGTCACACCGCGCAATGCCTTATTTAATGTAGAAGTTCGGTAATCAGCACGATTCCACTTCTCCCTGTAAAGCCTGCTGCCTGTATAGATCCTTTCCATCTGCTCCGTGTCACCGCCGCACCAGAATGCGAGTATCGTCATGAAAGCAAGTTCTGCTTCACTCTGCGAAGGGTATCCGGTTATATCTCCGTTATAGAGAGCATCAAACCTTTCTCCGTTTCCTGCTGCCGATGCCTTTTCGATGACTTCCTCATCCGTAAGAAAACTTCCGGGCACATCTGTGGGGTAACTATCCGTTACGGCATCAGGTCTTTTCATATACTTCTCAAGGATCTCCGGCAGAACATCCGAAAAGTCTCTTAACGGAACTTCCCTGATTGCATTACCGGTTATGGTCACGATTCCGACATCCCTTGATGCGTATACTTCAAGTCCGAGCTTCCTGTTATTCACGTAATACTTATCCTGGTCATAGATGAAGCCATCGGTCTTTCCGATGATACGGATGCCGTTACCGGACGGACTATACTCGGTATAGCTGTTGACCTTGTCTATGATCTCTGCTGCCATCTCGGACAGCTTGCCGTTTTCAACACAATGATCTATGTCTATAGCCGACAAACCGCCTGCAAGCGCAATACAGATGCCGTCATACTCAGAAACCTTATCTGTGACCTTCTCAAGACCACAGAAGTGCTTCAGATTCTTCGAGTTGGCATTGTACCCGCTGACAGTTTTAGGCACCTTGGTTCTTCTGCCGTCTTTCTGCTCATATTTCCACAGACCGAAATACGGATAGTCCCTCAGCTGCTTTGGTAGTTGTTCGTACATGGGATTTTCCTCCTTTCCTCCAGATTTGAGAGATTGCCTCTCGAAGGGTAGCCTCGGCAGAAGTCAAAATCTTACGCTTTTCAAAAATATTTTTATCCTCTGTGTCGAAGCCCTCTTATAGGTAGCCTTGGGAAAGGGTGAAATCTTCCCTTTTTGCATAAAAAAAGAACGGCCTTCCGAAGAAGACCGCCCTCTATGCAGAAAGAAAGGTAGCTAACCAAAGTAACTTATCTGGACGAAGGAGTATTTTGATATGGGGGATATCAGCTACCTTCCTATATGGTAGCCACGGGGAAGAATAGAATCTTACGATTTTTAAAAAATATTATATAGATATAACGCTCACCCTGTTACTTATAATCCGTTGTCTTATATGCCGTTTACTTTTATTATTGGAAGTTGAGGAGGTATTTGAAAATGGATAAAGAATACTTAACGCTTTTTGGACAAAGAGTCCGTGAATTGCGTCAAAGCACAGGTCTTAGTCAAGAAAAATTTGCATTACTAATTGGAATGGATCGCACCTACTTTTCCTCGGTTGAATCTGGAAAAAGAAATATCTCCCTGTTGAATATAAAAAAGATTGCTGATGGTTTAAAAATCCCTGTAGAAAATTTATTTACAAATCTGGAGGTGAGTAAGTAGATGAATCCTTATTATAGACAATTGATTGCAAACGAATTCCGCAACTGCGTAGACGGTACTATTTCTCGAGTTGTTGGTACTGAACAAACATACCGTCCTTTTCATACTGCGCTCTTGTCAGAAGAAGCGGTCTTCTGGAGTGCTTTTGAAAGATCATTCAGTACATCCTTTGGCCAGCGCGTGATAGAGGAAATAGCACGGTTAGTTGCTCTTTCTAATGGCGCCACGGAAGCCAAGCGACAAGTTGAAACCATTGTTCGTATTGATGTTGCATATGAGGATGCCATTCATGAAGAAATGCGTTTGCTCCGTGCTAGAAGCCGCATCTTAGCCTATGCTTGGCCACTCACTTTACAAAGAATAATGAACTCTCGACCAACCGGTGAAACCGTAGATATTAGAGTTATTTCTGATATGTGGTGGCACAAAGATGGAATAGATAACTATATAAGTTTAAAAACTGTAAAGCCCAATATAGACCAGACGGCTGTAGCAAAAGAAGATTGTCTACACTTGACTATAGCAGATCCAAATTGCAACGCTTATTTCGGTCTTCCCTACAATCCCTACGGGGAACGAAAAGAAGATTACGCGCATAATCCGCCAATGGGTATTTTTGATTTTCGCCACGATCCTGTTGTTCTAATTGGTAAAGAAATGTGGGATACGATTGGAGGAGATGGCTGTTATGAAGAACTACTCGATATAGCTGCCGAAGTAGGCGAAGAGACCCGTGCAACAATTAGAAGAATGAGGTGAACATATGGCTAAATATTCTATAGCAAACGAATCGGAAAAGAAATTATCCGATGCTGAACTGAAAAAAATATATGATGAATGCAAAAAGAATATAGGTTCTAAAAAAGGTGAATACCCCAATTTTGATTTCTCGGATTTAGATTACATATTCAAAGTCGCTTGTGCAAACCGAAAGCTATTTCCTACCATAAATATCAGCGAGAATGCATCGCCGAAAGCATATATTCAACGATGGATAAACTCTTATTGCAATGCGATCAGTAATCCTCCTAGCAAGAAAAAAGCAACACCAAAGACCACTTGCAACGATCCCATAATAAAATCAATAGTAATGATTTCTCAAAACATTAAGGATGATTCAGCTGAAACTCAAATTAATGTCCACAATCGATGTATGTCAGCAGAAAATGTACTAGGAAATCTTCTTGAAGAATACATTGCTGCAAAAATCCGTCCCTACAAATGGATTTGGTGCGCAGGGGAAACCCTTAGGGCAATTGATTTTTGCAATGAAGACGGAACAATTCTTCTCCAGATTAAGAATAAAAACAATTCTGAAAACAGTTCGAGTAGCAATATAAGGGAAGGGACATCAATAAAAAAATGGTATAGGCTTACTACATCTAAGGCCGGTGGCAAGATTTCTCCTTTGTTCAGGTGGAACAAATTGAACGAAATAATTAATGACACCTTGCCAAAAGGAAAAAAGAAAATCAACTTGTCAGAAGATGACTTCAAAAAACACATAGAAAAAATAGTAAAGAATAATCCTGAAATAATAACAGAAAAATGATACGAGTAATTACACTTCAAGAGCCCTGGGCTAGTCTTATAGGAGAGAAAATCAAAATAATAGAGACACGAAGTTGGCCTTGTAACCAATATGGAGAATTATATATTCACGCTGGTAAAACAAAAATACCAAATAATGATCCAAGAAAGAATAAACTGGCAGGATTGCTAAAGGGGCCTCTGCATTACGGAACTATATTTGCAAAGTGTGTTCTTTCGGATTGTATTCTTATTACAAAAGAATTTGCCGACGAGGTAAAACGGAACACCCCCGATTGTTTTGAATGTGGTGATTATACCCCAGGGCGTTATGCCTGGGTTTTATCTGATATAAAACCCATAACCCCAATTGAAGCAACCGGTAAACTAGGTATTTGGTATTATGATGAAGATGCCGAGTAACCTGATTGTGTATACAGCACATTAACATACCAAAAAAGCAAGAGTCCTATTTCTGAACTCTTGCTTTTCTATTATCCTATTTTTTCAAAGAGAGAAATCTGTTGATATTCATCCTCAAACTGTTTTTGCTGAATCTTCTTACGAGCATTATCTAGGATTTTATTCATCTCTTTTTGCCAAGATATCTCACTGGTGTTCTTATATCTTGAATACGAAAAATCTTCTACTTGTGGAAGCCTTTCTCCATTCATATCGGCAATAATAGTTCTAGCAATTGCCTCGCCCAACTTGACCGGCACTGCATTTCCTATTTGTCTATACTGTTCTAAGATAGGCCCACAAATTACCCAATCCTCTGGAAACTCTTGTATACGAGCATATTCCTCAACGCTTAATGGTCTATCCTCTGTAGGATGACAAAGATCAGTTGCCGGCATAGTAGGATTCGTTACTAATGTTGGAGAGGGTCTTCCAAAACTTAATCTTCTATAGAATCCAGTTTTTCCTCCGCCAAGTTTAAGTTTATCACCCATAGCTTCTTTTTGGGCTTTTTCCGGAAGGTGCTTCCAGTACTGTCCTTCAGTAAGCATTCTATAGAATTTAAGTCTGTTCTCTGGAAAATCTATATAGTGATGATTTTGTATGGGAAAATCGTTTAATGCTTCTGCTAATGTTCTCCATGGTTGCAAGCCGTATTTACCATTTTCATCGTGTGTGGGAGACAGATAGGATACTTTTTCTCCCCCCAATTTACCAATCATAACCACACGTTCACGTATTTGTGGAGCTCCGAAATTGGCCGCATTATACAGTTCAAAAGAGATAGTATATCCTGCCGCTTTGAGGCGGTCTAAAATAACACACAACGCTCCTCCCTTAACTGGTTCATCGATATCCGCATACGGATATGGCGCAGATAACAGTCCGCGAACATTTTCTATTACTACATATGTCGGACGTATTTTCTCAACTACGTCAATATATCTTAAGAAAACATTTCCTCTCTCATCATCTAATGCCTTACGTGCGCCAGCGGTACTAAAAGCCTGACATGGAGGGCCACCAAAAATTACATCTACCTTTCTTCCTTCAGGGATTTTCGCCATTTTCAAAATATCCTCGGGCTCATACTGGTTAATATCCCCTATCAAAGCCATATCAGGTTCATTTTTTTCAATCGTCATGCGACAATATTTATTAAACTCACATGCTAACAGGGCATGTATTCCACCTTGCGCCATTCCAATATCTAATCCCATTGCACCCGAGAAAAAACTAAGTGCAACTATATCCGGAATATCTTCCGTTTTCCTTTCATGGTCATCGGGTTCAATTAATACATCATATTTGGTAATATACTTATTTAAATCCTTGGTATCTACTACCCATTGTTTTCCTATTCTAGTACCGACAAGTTTTTCTTCGCTTATCAGTTTACGGACATATTGCTGTGTTACTTTTAGCTTTTTTGCAACTTCTCCGACGGATAATAACTCATCAACTTTACTCATGGTCTGTATCAACTTTCCTTTCCGAAACTTTTATACGTCCATTATAGCACAGGAACACACGTTCGACAAGAGATATTTTATCACAATTGAAAAAAAATCCAAGTTGATAATTAAAAAAACCTGCGGAAATCTCTTAAAAGAGATGACCACAGGTTACTTTATCGCTGTATGACAAATCACTTCGCTTACATATTTTCAAATATCCCTTTGATACCTTCCGCAATATCATCCCAGTTCATACGAATGATATCTACATAGTTCTTATCCTTTTTTAAATAGTTCGATGCCGTTATGGTATCATTCTGTTCCATTAACATCGATAGATCATGAGAACCATGCTTGATTATAAGAGTAAAGAACTTATACAATACTTCATCGTACTTGTCTTTATCCGCAATTACCTCGGGCGGCAATACCCATGAAACGCCATCTAGGTTCTTTACAACATTATAGACATCTGAATCCGTCAGTTTATCGTTCTTTGCTGCACTGAAAAGAGTATTCAACGCCGCTGAATCCAAATTACCTTGATGGTAACGAGATGCCAACATAACGAATGCCGTACATACTGTTCTAGCATTATTTGCGAACTGAACTTTTACATCAGCTCCCGGATTATCAGAAACCTCTTTTACATACTTCTTTATAAACGTGTTTCTGAAATAGAAATCTATATATAACAGTTCCTTACAGAGTTTAGCGATCTGCTGTTGATTGCCGTTAAAAATCGGCTCATAGTATTGGTCAGAATAGATAGTTGAAGGCTTATTTCTGCTTGAACAAGGCATCTGGAATACACCGGATAAGCACAGTTTTCCGATCTCGGAAATGTCGGAATGTAAATCCTTTGCCTTGTACGCTGTAGGAACATCTTCACCACGCTTTGTCTGATAGAATACACCTACATCACGCATTGCTTGGCTGAATCGTACCTGCTCGGGAGCATTTGCCTTCAGATCCGACGGCTTTATAGCCTTCTGTGAGTTGGTAGCCTTCGCGATTTCCAAACTGAAGTCACCCTTCTCATCCTCATTATCTCCGATTATTCTTATTATCTTGCAAGGAAGATAAAAGTCATACTCTTCAGAAATATTCTTGTTTCTGGCAAGCTTATATGTGGTCTGACCGCCGTTTACAATAGAGAAGTTAGTCAATTTGACTTCTTTTCCGTCCAAATCGAAATCATCACATATAATAGTAATTCCGTTATTCTTTAACCAGAAATATTCAGGATTATTATTGATAGACTCTTCAATGGCTTTATCAACGCTTGCCCCCGATACATGATATCTAAGGTTCCTTGCAAGCAGATTCGTATGATGTTGCGCATACAGTTTCTTTATAGAGAATGCAGAAACATTTACTATGGCTGCCATATCGTCATAAACCAGCCAGTTATTGGCCACATCGATATCTATCTTTCCGCTTGCCACAGAAGGTCTGCGGGATTCTGCCTCTTGAATCTCATTGATAATGTCTTCATCAAAGAGAACGATTAATTCAAATCTGCTCTGATCAGTAAGTTTGCTGTACAGCGCATTTTTCAATCTGTCAAAGCGGATATTATTCTTAGGAGCACATGTGAATAATACAAACTTTATCTTAGATTCATCTCCAACATCTCCATCAAGAGCAAGATATCTTTGCTGAACCTTAGTATTTACCACTTCATAATGGCCTTGATTCATCGCAAGATAGAAATCAGCCATTTTATTTACGGCATCCCTACATTCATCAAAGGAGATGGTCTGATAAAACTTTGATTGACCAATAATCAAATCGGAAGTCTCACTTGTCGGGTCAGCCAGCAATACATCTACTCCTCCATCAGCATGACCATCGACAATTATCTCATCAAAGTCATTTCCGGTTATCTCATAAGCAGGATTTTTATAAAACATCGATTTCACTACGAGTGCATTAAACACATAATCATCTGATTTAGCACGCAAACCAGAATACTGCTCCTTTAATGCATTTATCTTCCCAGTAATGTAATCATATGTTTGCTGATTGGTGGCTGGCATAATACTATTCCCTCCGACTATATACTGCCTAAATAATAACACTCACTATCCCTCCCGATCAAGATCAAACCACACGAAAAAGGAGGGTTTTTACCCTCCTTAGTGCATTGCGTTATAGGCATAAACTATATCATCTTAAAGTGTCTATAGGCTTCGAGAAAACAAATCTACTCATTCCCGTGTCCGATTATCTCTTTTTGATATTATACGTTTTCTTGAAACGGCTTCGCGCGTTTGAATAAATCTTTGGTAACTTTGATTCATCACCAGTCATTTTTGCTTTAACAATCTCAAATGCCTCATCTGGTGTGAATGGAGCTAATCCGTTATTAATTCTCGCCATCGATTGTTTGATGAAATCCAAAAGTTGGTCATCTGTCATGTTAAGCTGCTTCTGATAATTCTGAACAGCACTAACTATTCCAGGTGGTATGCACGTAAATCCCGGATCTATGCGATCAAGATAAATGTCTGCAAATTGTGGGTTGAATCCATTCATCATATCATTAGCATCATAAAACAAGACTTCACACATCATATTTAATGCATCTTTGATTTTCCCTTCTTCTTCAAGGAAAGATGCCATACGGAAACGGCAACTCCTATAAAGGCCAAAATCACCGCGGGATATGTACTGCATACTAATATTGTTTAAGTGCCCCCATATCTTGTCGCGATATGGCAAATAAGGCTGAGTATGAACAAGCTTACTCACGGAAAAGATATCCAAGCCATCAACAGGATTTTGATGTATATATAGAACACACGGTTCCTTATTCACAGTTTCTTGTCCAATGTCAGTCAGGATATAGTATCTGGTTGGGTATAGGTTTTCCAACTCGCTTGTTGGTATTTCGGTAATAACTCTATTTACGAGATCAGCTTTCGCTCCAGATGATTTCAAATCATGAGACTTTAGCAACTCCTTGAGTTCAGTCCCTTTAAGATTATTGATGGTTGCTTCTACACTCCCAACATCCAAAAAGCCTCTGTTTCTCAACGATTCCAGAACAGATTCAGGATTATTAACTCCATATGAATTCCACCAAAAACCTTGGAAAGATTTCTCCCCAACAGTATATCTTGGCGCGAATGATAGCATTAATATCTCATGTGGATACAGCCCATTGCACTGAGGTTCTGTTCCTGCAATTCTTTTACTAACAGGGATAGTATCATCCGAATTAGTAGAAAAGGATACATTCATCTGATTGGATACAGGCTTTTGTGCGCCGATACTCTTTTTTAGAAAATCAAATAAGCCCATTCTGGTACGCCTCCTTTGTTTCTTAAAATCTATTTATATCAAGCTGAAATGCTTAAAAGCATCTATGATAGCCTCTTCCTTTTCAGGAGTACACTGTGGTACCCTTGCCGTTTTACCGGTTCCGTGATTATAGTTCTCACGCTTACCCAAGCCGAGTTTATCCTTGACCTGGACTATATAAAGGGATGAAATGGAATATCCGTACTTCTCTTTGATATAGTCCTTAATCTCGATATACGTGGCTCTACCGCCCTTACTTTCAAGCTTTTCAACATCTAAATCTATGTCGATATGTCCGTCAACTCTTTTGTCACTTAATAAAACTACCGTCTCCACATGCCCGGTCCAAGGGAATTGGTCTATACAACAAAGCTTCGTTGCTTCGTATCCATTTTCGATAAATACTTCCAGATCTCTTGCAAGACTTGTAGGCTTACATGAGATATAGAGGATATGCTCCACGCCGTAATTGATGATCTTTCCGATTGCCTTGGGATGAATGCCGTCCCTGGGGGGATCAAGAATGATCATATCCGGTTTTTCTTCAATCCCATCCAGCACTTTTAACACATCGCCTGCTATAAATTCGCAGTTACCGAGTCCGTTCTTTTGAGCATTTTCCCTTGCTGCCGTAACAGCCTCTTCGACGATCTCAACCCCTATCACTTTGCCTGCCGAGGGAGACATCAGCTGTGCGATGGTCCCGGTACCCGAGTAAAGATCATAAAGCACTCCGCACTTTTTTCCGGATTCATAACCTTCAGACAGACTGTCGTTACCCAGAGCTTCCTCAGCATATTCCCTGGCCTTGGAATACAGGACCTCACAACCATATGTGTTGGTCTGGAAAAACGAGAATTCGGTTATCCTGAAGGATAATCCAAGTATCTCCTCTTCAATATAATCCCTGCCGTACAGGACAGTGCTTTTATCGGAATATACTGCGTCTGCAAAGGAATCATTTATCGTATGGATAATACTTTCTATCTTCCCGTTCAGAGACAGACTCTGTAGTTCGGAAACATATCCACACATATCAAACTCAAGCTGCGATGTGGTGACTATCGCAACCATTATTTCGCCGGTCTTTGCTGCTTTTCTCACAAGCAGATGCCTCAGATACCCGGTATGCTTTAATCTGTGATAAAAAGGAATGCTCTGCTTGTCGAAGTAATCCCTCGTCAGCCCGAGTATCTTCCGGTAATCGTCATCAACGATCCTGCACTCACACACATTCACAATATCATAATGACTGTTTCGTTTATGCATACCGAGGGCAAGAGGCCCTCCCATATATTCGTCACCGAAAGTGAACTCCATCTTGTTTCGATATCCGTACTGAACGGGACTTCCGCATATATCCTCCCACACATAGTCGCCGTGTTGCAGTGAAAGAACAGGCTCAAGAAGCTTATGGATCATGTTATTCTTGATCTTCAATTCCTCTTCGTAGGGCAGAGATATATAATTACATCCTCCGCATTTACCAAAATGAGGGCAGCTTTCGCCTGTTTCCGACGGCGATTTTTCCGTCACTTCA